GGGTTCTCCAGGCAGAGCGAGTCCACGACACCGGGGACCGCGGCAACGGCGGCAGCAGTGCCCGCGAGCAGAGTGATCGATGGCAGTTCCGTGGAGATGGCCTGCCGCGTCCTGAGCTGCGAGTCGGTCTCTACCGGCTGGCCCAAGGTGGCGGGCGAGGCGTTCGTCACGCTCACCCACCCAGCGGTCGGGGTCGCTATCAAATTGATCTGGCCCGTGATGGCGTTGACCGCGCCGATGACCTCGCAGGTAACGACCGTCGTGATGCTCCCGCCGGATGGGATTATGACCGTCGGCGGCAGATCCCAGAGGTAGCCCTGCTGCGGAACCGAGTCCTGCACCTTGCCGTTCGAGATGACCGTGGCCGTGCCGGTGATCGTGACCGGGCAGGTGGAGTAGCTGGCCGCCTTGCGCACCAGGCCGTTGTAGGCCACGTCCGTGTCGAGTGCGGCGCCCACGGCGGTGACCGGGCTGCGGTTGTTGTAATCCTGCTGCACGGCGTTTCCCAAGTCATTCATGGAAAGCGCGAACATCGAGCACAGCTGGTAACCGGCGGCGTCGATGCCCAAATACTCTCCAGGGCCGTAGATGGAGAGCCAAGCGGAAGTGTAGAGCCCGAGGTAGTCCTGATACTGCGGCAGACTCAGCCCACTAGGCCCAATAAACGGAGGAAAATATGCCAAGTCAGTTCACCTGCAAATTTGCAGTCGCGTTATAATGAAGCAGGGCCATGTACAGGCACAATCCAACTAACACTCACAAGATCATACGCAAATGCATTATGTGCGGACATAGTTTTTGCGCTGGAACATTTTCAGGTCCGATGGCGATGCCAGCACTCCCTCGCACATGCAGGAAATGCAGAAAGCCCAGATAATCACGGTATCCCCTGCGACGGCGGCTGCGGCGAGTAGACTACGTTCGTCGGCCCGAAGGCCGTCTGCGCCGTGCACGTCATCGAGAATATTCGCGACGGCGCGTCGAAGTTCACGGTCAGGTCGCTGATTCCGGTGACATACGGTGTGCCCAGAATCCTCTGCTGGAGCAGCAAACTGACTTGTTGCGTGGCCGACCCCGGGGCGCCGAGCATCTTCTGGAACATCGGCGTCCCGTCCAGCACGCTCTCCCACCACTCGCCCATGAATAAATCGATAATTGTCTTTATCGCCTGCGCGACGGCGTAGACGTTCGAGTAGTAGCTGGTCCAGACCGGGTCGTTGTTCGGCCCGAGCGTGCGGTAGGTGAAGACGTTCGCGGTCTGCGCGGAGGTTGCCGAACCCTGGCCGCTGGCAGTCGTTCCCGCGCTGCCGGAAGGTGGGAGCACCGTCAGAGTGAAGTCCTGCGTGGCCGTGCCGTTGGTGTTCGAGGCGGTGAACATGAGGCCGTAGACTCCCGTGGCCCCGAAGTTGACCAGGCCGCCCAGCGCCGCCGTGCCGTCGCCGTTGTCGTGGAAGGTCACTCCCGCGGGCAGTGTGCCAACACTCGTGAGACTCGGAGCGGGCGAACCGCTCGTGGTCACGGCGAATGCGCTGTTCGCGCCTGCAGTGAATGTGGCGTTGGCCGGGCTGGTGAACGCCGGGGCCGTGCCCGTTCCGGCGGCGAACGCCATCGCCACCGTGCCCCAATAAGGCTCCGTCCCGGTGAAGGCCGCCGTGGTCTGTCCAGGTGCTGCGTTTAACTGGTATTCCACCTGCCCGTAGGTGGCCACGGTCGCGCTGATGCCGAGCGTGTAGCCGCTTCCGGCCGTGAGGTTCGTCGACCCCGCTCCGGCCGCGCTCAGGATGACGAGGATCAAGTCCGCGTTCGCCGTCGTCAACCCGAACGGGACGTCGGGCGTTCCGCCCGTGCCGCTGTTCGACACCCCCGAGATGTCATCGGACGCGCCGGACATCACCAACTCGGTGACGATCGGGTATTCTATCCCGCCGACTTCCGCGATGACGTACTCCACGGAGACCGTCCCGCTCCCGCCGCCCTCGTTGATCGCCTCCACCGTGATCGTCTGCGACGGGCTCATCGGGGGCGCGTTGGCGATCCACCAAAGCGTCGAGCCGGCCACGTCGTTCCCCGCGTCCTGGGCGAAGCTGCTCGGCCCGTCCAGACCGCTCGTGAACGTGCCGCCGTAGCCTCCAGAGACGACGGGCGCGTTCATCGCCACGCCGCCCGTGTTCGACGACACGAAAGCCACCAGTAGCAGCAGGCTCGCGTTCGTAGTTGGCGAGGTGAATCCTCCGGCGCTGGACGTGATCGTGCCGAGGGATGACACGATGCCAGATGCCGAGCCTCCCTGCTTCCACGCCTGCAACAGGCTGGCGGCCATTACGGGTTCTCCGGCGCGCCCGTCTGCCCGCTGCCCACGGGGTGGACGTGCGTCGAGTAGGTCGTCGAGTCGTTCACTATCGTGCCGTTGACCACGAGGTTTCCGGTCACGCCAAGGTTCCCGGTCACGGTTATGCCGAGGCTGCTCGCAGTCAGCTTTATCGTTCCGGAAAGGTTGCGGAGTTCGGCAGAGGAGGTGTTGTAGTCGGGGATCGGCACGGCGGCCGAGTGAGGCCTGAAGATCGCCACGCCGTCGGCGAAGTTGTGCCGCCTGAGCGGAGGAAGCTGCACGTTGTTCGCTCCGCCAGACTGCCGCCACGCGTCCAGCGCGTTGTCGTTGAAGATGACGAAGCATTCGTCGCCGGCCTGGATCGGGAATGTCTGGAGCCACCCTCCGCCGCCCGCGACCACGACGGTGGCGCGAAACGGGTGCGTCCACTTGAAGTCCTGGGGCGTCATCACGCCGCCCACGTTCTGGTAGGTCTTCTCCATCACCGCAGGGAGCACGGTCACGATGGGCGGAGTGGTTGCTCCGTCCCCGGGGTCGAACTTCTGGACGATGCAGACCATGGCCACTCGCAGGGAAGCCATCGCCTGCTTGACGGCGCTCCCCACCTCGTCGGTCGGGAGCCCGAGCCACTGCGAAAGCGAGAGGAAGTCGAGCGTCTGCCCGTTGCTCATTGCGACGACCCGATCAGCTTCGTGATCAGCGCGCCCTGGTTGACCGCGCCCTTGATGTCCGTCTGCCACAGGTCGCCGCGCGAATCGCCCCTATGCCTCACCTGGAGGACGGCGTACTTCAGCGGAGGGCTGAGCGGGTACGGCGGGTAGCCGGCGGCGTTCGGCTGGTACGGTATCTGCTCGATGAGAGCCTGGTCGATGGACACCACCTGGAGCGGCAGCTTCGTCACCACGAACGGGTTGAGCAGCACGGAGAAATCTACTCCGTTCTGGTTCTGGACCGGCGTTCCGAGCAGCCCGTTGGACGGGGTGAATGTGAAGTCCGAGGTGGCCGTGTCCACCCCCTCCGCCGGGTCGCCGACGTAGATGCCGGTGTCCGTCGCGGCCAGTCCGCGCTGCTTCATGAACCAGACGAGGTCGTTCGCCTTCGTGATCTCGTCCAGCACCTGCGCCGGGTTCCCCGCCACAACGCTGTCGTACTTCAGCTGCGTGTCGCTCAGCTTGGACGGCAGCGGGGTTTCTAAATGCAGCCCGAGCGACTCGATCATCGAGGTCACGATCTGCGCCTGGTTGAACCCGGAGTACACGGCGCTCAATGTCTGCCCGTTGATCGCCTGGAGCAGCCCGATTATGCAGTGCAGCGTCAGCCGGTAATCGGTGACGTTCTCCCGCGTCCACGTCGGCTGGAGGATCGGACCCTGCCAGATGATGCCGTAGTTGCCGTTCTGGTACCCGGCGCTCAGGATGACGTTCATCCCCGGCTTGACCGCGTAGGCGTCCTTGATCAGCCCGATGGAGGTCGCCGGCCCGAGGTTGTAGATGTCGATGTCGGCGAACCAGTAGGCGTTCTGGAAAACCAGCGTGCGCACGTCGAAGGTGATGCGCAGCGCCTCCGGCTCGAACGAGCTGTCGCTGACCGTGAACACGGTGGTCGAGCCGTCCGACTGCGGCGTGAGCACCTGGAGCGAGTACTTGCGCCCGTACAGGCCCTGGGAGTTGACGGTCTGCCCGGTGCCGACCTGCGGGTATGTTGTGGAGGTTCCGCCCATGCTACGGCGTGTCTCCCCAGATGTCTAAATAGCCGGAGCCGAGGTTCTGGTTGTTGGGATA